CAAGCTCATGCGCTGGGTGCATGGGATCAGTGTGAGGGAGGTATAACATGGCGATGAAACTGACAACCGAGAACGTCAACATCCTGGAGACCCAAATGCTTGATGAGCTTTCGTACTGGGAGGAACAGGGCGAAGGCGCTGAAAAGACGCTTGTGTATATCGCCGGCATCCACGATATGGCGAATGCTGTGCGCAGGACGATCAGAGAGCTGGGAGGGTGCTGATGACGGATAACGACCTGATCAGAGAAGCCTTTGATATGGCGAAAAGCAATCTGGCACCGATCCGATGCAAGGACTGCTACTACTGGATGAAGGCCAAGGTGACTCGCAGCGGCAACCTTGTATGCCCGGCAAGCGGCATGGAAATCACGGCCAACGACTATTGCAGCAAAGCGGAGAAGAGAAGGTGTAAGTATGACAGGTGATCTGATTTCCCGGAGTGCGATGTTGGATGCTTTTGGAAGAATCGCTTCTTACAACGGACACGAAGAGTGGCTGTGGGAGCTGGCCGATGAACTTGCCGCCGCAGATGATTTTGTTTCGTGCCCTATTCCCACAGATGAGTGGATGACAGACAAACACGCTTTGTGGATGATGTTGGTTTCTGCTTTTGGAAATTGGGGGACATCGATCCGGAGCGGCTGGATAGAGAAAACAAAAGAGGCGGCGGAGTTCATAAACGATGCAACCGCTCGATATTACGGAGTGGAGGGATGACGATGGAAGCGATCATTAAAAATATTGTCGGTGATATGATCGCCAACATGGAAAATGAGTGCGTGAAGGTCTGCCAAAGCTACGGTTTTGATGTAGACAAGGAACGGCTGACACAGGCACTGACCGATGCCCGGAGGTTCTATGACGAAGGGTATCGGGATGGCAAGGCTGCTGCGAGGGCTGAGATCGTGCGGTGTAAGGACTGCAAGCACTATTTGGACTGGGGCGATGGTGATATTACTTGCCGTTTGTGGACAGACGAATGGGAGGCAGCAATCACCTCGGATGCTTTTTGCAGTTGGGGAGAACGGAGGGGTGACGATGCGACTGATTGATGCGGATGCGCTGTGCGAAAAGGCAAACGGTCTTAACTGGAAAGAGCGGAGTGTTATACAACACGCTTTGCGGGTAAGCCCCACCATCGAAGCCGAGCCTGTGCGGCATGGGCGGTGGGTAGACAAAATGGTGCGTGATTGGCATTGTTCAGAGTGCGGAAAGAAAGCCAGTTTTGACGGCTACTGCTACGATGACAAGCCGAATTACTGTCCGAATTGTGGGGCAAAAATGGATTTGGAGGTGTAGGTGATGGCAAGTTGGATCAATCGCGGAGAAAGCGTGTTCTTTCAGTTTCGGAACGGAAAGAGCGTTCTTAATTCTCAATGTAAGCCAAGAATGTTCAAAACCGCCGAAAAAGCAACGCTGGGGTTGAACTATGTAGATACGGATGACATTGTTGAATATACCGAACAGAAGCATGGGCGGTGGGTTGAAAAGGTAGGACGGGCCAAGTGTTCTGTTTGCGGTGATGAATGTTGGGCAGATAGCGTTATGGAATATAACTACTGCTCCAACTGCGGAGCGAAGATGGATGGAGGTGCTGACGAATGCTGATTTGCATCTTGCCTGTCGATGACATTTGGAGCTGCCCTGCGTTAGGCTCCGGTTGTGATTGCTTTCCGTGGTGCGAACATCTGAGAGAGGATGGTGTAGATGACCCGGAAGGATAAGCTGCTGGAGGCCAGAGCGGCCATCAGCGAGGGAATGGAGCGGACGGCAGTACACCGAGACATCTGGCAGAATGAGCTGATCTGGTGGCTGTGCAAGGCTGTGCTGCTGCTGATCGAGGAGGTTCTGGACTTAAAGGACCTGAAAACCCAGGTCCGGCAAATCCGGGACCGGCTGTGAGATCGAGAAGGAGCTGAAGAAATGATCAAGACCTTGTACTGGGCGGCGACGTCCTGCTTCCTGTTCGCCGTCAGCAAGTATCTGAGGGAGTACAGCAAGCCGGCGGAAGTCGTGGTGAAGGAAGTCCAGGTGGAGAAGGACCACGTCAGATGCATCCAATGCCTCCACGGCACCCGGGACAAGGGTGAGCCGGGCAAGGTGTACTGCATGAGGATGGGCTGCAACATGATGCCGAAGGCCTACTGCTCGATGGGAGAGTTGAACCGAGTGCAAGCGGTCCGCGACAAGGTAAAGGCCGCAGAAGCATTACAGGAAAAGGCCGCCACAATCGAGGACCGGATACGGGAACTTGAGATGCTGTACACGGAGTCGATGCTTGAGGAAATCCGCGGAAGGTACAGCAACACGTCAAATAATGTTTGGAGGTTTTGATATGGCTAAGACTAAGAAGGAAATGCGGAAGATGATGGGCAACTATGCGGACACCATCCTCCGGTACAAGAAGCGCAACAAAGACCAGGAGGTGCGGCTGCAGGCATGGCAGGAGGTCAATCAGATCAACCAGGCGCTGGTGGCTGCCATCCTGATGCTGTACGGCGCGACGGAAAAGGACAAGGCGGTGGATGTCAAGCGCACCACCATCACCAATATGCTGCAGGGCTATGATGTGATCGCCTATCCCACGGAGGATGGCACGGGCACCAAGCTGTGGCTGCAGAAGAAGGAAGAGGCTGGGGATGCGGTTCAGTAACTGGACGCTCGACGCATTGATCGAGTATCTGATCAGCATGAAAAGCGCACCCAGCGAAAGACTTGATTGTCACTGCGTTACAAGGGTTCGTGGTGAGATCTTTGTTGAAAACGGAGAGCGGAAGGATGGAAAACCCATCTTGACCGTAGATGACCTGGTCGGGGAGTAATCCCCGGCCTTTTTTTCATGAACTTTTGGGAACTTTTCGTAGGCCAAAAAGTATGGTCAAAGTCGCAAAAATATGGTAATGTACCGCGTTCAAACAAATGTTCGATGAAAGGAGGCAGGGCACATGGCAGATGCACCTGGTAACAGAGACAAATCAGGACGCTTCGTTAAGGGTCAGAGTGGTAACCCCAACGGCAGACCCAAGAAGCCGGTAGAGCTGGAGAAGTACGCCAAAGAGGCACCCCAGAGGCTGCGTGAGATCGCAGATGACCCTGCCACACCTGTGAAGGTAAGAGCGGATATCGAGAAGTTCTTCTTCGAGGCTATCTATGGCAAGGCATCGCAGGCTGTGGATCTGAGCGGCGATGTGAACATGAAACCTGTTGTTTTCTCGGGAGATGATGACATTGCAGAATGATGATCTGCGAGTCTATCTCCCTGACCTGATCGGCAAGGGCTACGGCGACTTCTGGCGCTTTCGCGGGCGCTACCGAGTATGCAAGGGCAGCCGAGCCAGCAAGAAGAGCAAAACGACAGCGCTGTGGTACATCTACCACATGATGAAATACCCAGAGGCCAATATGGTGGTGGTGCGTAAGACATTCGCTACCATCCGTGACAGCTGCTTTGCCGACCTCAAGTGGGCAGCGCAGCGGCTGAAGGTATATCACCTGTGGGACTTCACCACAAGCCCGCTGTACGCCAAATACAAGCCGACCGGTCAGCTCATCTACTTCCGCGGTCTGGATGACCCCATGAAGATCACCTCTATCGCAGTGCCCAGCGGCTATCTGTGCTGGCTCTGGATCGAGGAGGCCTTCGAGGTAGACAACGAGGCTGACTTCGATATGTTGGACGAGTCCATCCGAGGCGAGATCCCGCCGGAGACTGGACTGTGGAAACAGGTCACGCTGACCTTTAACCCCTGGCTGCAGAGCCACTGGATCAAGAAGCGGTTCTTCGATGCTCCGCCTAACGACAACATCCTGGCGAAGACCACAAACTATCTGTGCAACGAGTGGCTGGACAAGGCTGACCGGCAGAAGTTTGAGGACATGAAGGAACGCAACCCCACCCGATACCGCGTAGCCGGCCTGGGTGAATGGGGCATTGAGGGCGGCGCTGTGTTCGAGGAGTTCCGCGACGATCCTGAGCATTACGATGACCGGGAGTGGACACACGTCATCACTCCCTTTGACCCGCCGAAGCAGTGGCCGATCTGGCGCAGCTTCGACTTTGGCTATTCTAAGCCGTTTTCCTGCGCCTGGTGGACTGTCGATTATGACGGCAGGCTTTACCGCATCCTGGAGCTTTATGGCTGCGTACAGGGCGAGGAAGACGTGGGTGTGAAGTGGACGCCGGACGAGATCTTCAAGGAGATCAAGAGGATCGAGAGCGAACACCACTGGCTGAAGGGCAAGCGCATCAGCGGTGTGGCTGACCCGGCTATCTGGGACAAGAGCCACGGCGTATCCATCGCAGAAACGGCGGAAAAGCATGGCGTGTACTTTGACCCAGGCGATCACAAGCGCCTGCCGGGCCTCATGCAGGTCCACTACAGACTCCAATTCGATGAGAACGGTCTGCCGATGATGTACTTCTTCAGCAACTGCAAGGGCATCATCCGAACGCTGCCCACACTGCTGTATGACGAGAACAGGCCGGAAGACGTTGCGACCAAGATGGAAGATCACTGCTACGACGAGTGTCGCTACCTCTGCATGGCCAACCCGATGGAGCCTGTAAAGGTCAAGGAGCGCAAGCCGGCGGTCTATAACCCGCTGGACGATGACGAGGAGATCAAGCGCGATCAGTACGCGTTCTTCCGCAGATATTAATTTACTCATGTGATCAAATTGAACCGGAAAATGATCAAGTTAGGAGGGTGATATATGCCCGATATGAATACCCCAAACGCCAAGGGAAAGACCATCATGGACTACATCCCTCTGGCGATGCAGAAGCTGGGGCTGAATGCTCCCGGCGTCCAGGAGGAGCCTGTGAGCGCCGGTGCACTGCCCGAACCTATGACCCAGGCCATCGACAAGAAGGCCATCGCAGATGCCACTGCCACCTTGAAGAAGTACAAGGAAGGCAAGAGCAACCTGGAGAGCCGGATCGTTGAGGAAGAACGCTGGTGGAAGCTGCGCCACTGGGAAGTCATCCGTGGCAAGCAGGCAGACGCCGGCACCCGGCCTGAGCCTACCTCCGCCTGGTTGTTTAACTCGCTGAGCCACAAGCACGCCGATGTCATGGACAACTACCCCGAACCCAACGTGCTGCCCCGTGAGCAGTCCGACGAGAT